TTATTCAATATTAAAATCCTTATACAATTCTCTAATAAAATCATGATCGTTTATTGTTAATATAAACTTTCCTTTTAATTGTTTTAATTTATCTCTTAATAAGATATGTTCTTTTTCCCCAAACTCATTACCATATCCTGATGTTTGAAAGTATGGAGGATCTGCAAAAAATAATGTTTCCTCTCTATCATATTTTTCTATCATTTTTTCAAAAGATAAATTTTCAACATATGTATTACTTAATCTTTCTTTTATTTTATGTAAGTAATCTGTTAAAAATATTTTTTGATTTGGAACTTTACTAGTTGCATACCCAAAATTATTGCCCTTGGATGCAAAACTATTATTTATTAAATATAAAAACCTAACAGCTCTATGTATTTCTGTTAAGTGTTCTAATGTGTAATTTTTATATTCCTCAAATATATCTCTACCCGTAAATTCATACTCTAATAATCTTTCTATTTCTGGGCTATGATATTTTATCATTTTAAATAAATTAATTAATTCTTTATCTATATCATTTATTACTTCTACCTTTGACTTATCTTTACCAAAGTAAACCCAGCCTGCTCCAAAGAACAGTTCAACATAACATTTATGTTCTGGCATTATTTCAATTATATGTTTTCTTAATTTTGACTTACCGCCCATTCTTGATATTGGTGGATTTAACATAATTATCACCTCCAATACGATTATATAGAACATACGTTCTGTTATCAAGAATTATTTTTATATATTTTATTGACAGAATACATTTATAAGATTATATATAATTTGTGAAATTTTATATTAAGAAAACAAAAAGCAGTTGCTAATTTATTTTAGTAACTGCTTTTGAGTTTATATTTTTTATTAAACAAATCACAAAGTATATTAGCTAATATAGAGTTAATATTATAAATTATAGCTTATGGTTCTTGATGAGCTTTTTAAAAGGGTTATTTTGATACTTTTATAAATATAAAAATTAAGAGTAATTTAATCACTCTTCACTAAACTTATACTCTATTAACTTTGCAAACTTGGTAAAATACATATATCAGTTGTTTTATATACTATTTCATCATAAAATAGATATTTATTTTAAATAAAATTTATATATTCCCTAATTAAAAAACTTATAACAACTAATACGGTAGTCCTATTAAGAATTATTTTGTTTTGGCTCAATTAACAAGTAATACATACTCATAACCATAAAATATTGAGATTCAAGTGCCACCAATAAAAAGTATACTTCTATATATATTAAAATAGTATGTGCATTTGTCTCTATAATAAATTTTAAAAATAGTGCTAATGTTAAAGTTATTAATTGAATAAATAAACTAAAAAAACCACGTATAACTAAAAGCTTATAATAACTAACGCTTTTATTTCCTAATGATTTACGATTAGTAAATGTTTGTTTTGCTTCTTCAATGTTATTTCCTGAAGAAGTTACTAAAATACTTAAGGCAGCTAACCCAAAAGCTGACAATAATGAAGTAACTGTTATCACAGTTTCATTAATATCGCTAAAAAAAGTTATATTGTTAACTAACCCTTTGTTAAATACAATGTATAATACAAAAGAAATTAATAGAGGGGCAACAAAAACCTCTATTAATTCTTTTAATTTACAAACTCTTATAAAATTAAATAATATTATAAATATCTTTTTTATAATCATAATTATTCCTCTAATTCATCATTTTTAATATCTATGAACATATCATCAAAATAAGACTTAAAATTTTTATTAATTAAATTTACATATTTGTTAAATAAATCATCAGTGTCAATTTGTCCGTCTTCATCAATATTAGTATTGATATATTCACTTAGTTTCATACCGTCAGTATCAAGACTAATGGCATTTCCTTCTTTTCTTCCTTGAATAACAATTCTATTTATTTTAGTTTTTCCTTTAGGTGTTTCAAAAAGTTCAAAATATTTAATAACACTTTTTTTAGTAAACGATTTTCTCTGTAAAGGCTTATAGATTACATCTACAGTATCTCTAGTTAAATGACCATCAGAAAATCTTACCTCTTCATCATCAGTTAATTTTTCCTTATCAATTGTTACTTTTAATAAGCTAATTTTATCAAGTTCTTTTAATTCATTTATAAATTGTGGTGAAGATACTGCATAAAATCTTACATTATATTGTAAAAGATAGTTCTTATCCTCTGATAAGGTTTTTACCCACTTTCTATATGAACTATTAATATTTTTTTCTAACATACTTATTGTCATAGCTCCAGTAATTTTTTCCCAAATTAATACTGCTTTATTTGACTTTTTTTGAGTTTTAATAACATAATGTTGCTTTTCTTCATCACCTTCATCCTTGCTTTTTTCATATGATGGAACCATTGTGTTAATATTTACAACTTTGGTTTTCTTATTAAAACGAATATATTTCATCTTAACTTTTCTAATTTCATTAACAACATCACAATCTTCTATAAAATAACATAAATCCTTACTCTTGATTAATATTTTATTATCTTTTTCTTTATCATATTTATTAGAAGTATAAAAATAATCTAGAAAATCATTTAATATTATTTCTTTTTTTAATTCTTCTATTTTATAATTTTCCTGATTTTCTATAGCTTGTTTTTCTTCAATAATTACTTTGTATATTTCTGTTTTTCTTTTCGTCTTCATTGGTTCCTCCATTATTTCTTGCATTTCAAAAATAAACCAAGTATAATAGAGGTAATTAATGAAATACAATTCATCTTTTGAAACTACTTTGACTGCAATCAATGGGTAGTTTCTTTTATTTTAGCAAATAATTCCTCTTAGAACAACATAAAAAAACAGAAATAACAAATATTTAAGTTATTTCTGTTTTTTACTATTTACTCAGTTCTTGCCTTCTAATCCTTAAAATTTCCTCAAACTCTGCCAAATCTTCTTCTGTTACTCTGTTTTTTAAGAAACTTCTAGCTCTAGATCTATCACTAAGATATTTAGCTCTTTCTTTATTTTTTTCTTGCCATTTTTTATTAGCTTCAGTTTGTGCATTTACTTTTTCAGTCATATAAACAACTCCCTATATAATTTCTACTAATTTTAAAATTAAAAAAATTAAAAAAGCAATTAATCCTATTAACTTTATTAATTTTACTATTAAATCTTTATACAAACTCATATTGATTATGAAGGATATATTTGATATTATTTTATATAGGATTAGGTTTTACCCTAACCCATATATTCTAATTTAATATCGCTATTAATATCAGTATCCAGCCGATAAGCGATATTAATTTTATTGTGAGCTTTTCAAGTAGTTCTACTATTTTGATAAGCTCTTTTATTTTATCCTCCATTCCCTCACCTCCTAAGTATATTATACTACGCATAGTATAAATAATCAATAGTTTCACATAAAAAATAAGGCTAAAATAAAATTTTTTCTAACTTTAGCCTTTCATTTTATATTTTATCTACAATCTTATAAATATAGATAATATAAGTATAGATTAAGGTCAATTTCTGACCTGTTAAATAGATATTATTTTTATTATTAAAAGGTTTCTTATTTACTTACTATTTATTAATTTTATATTTTATTTCTATTTAATTTGATATATAATAAGCATGTATTATTTCTACTGATTTTATAAATAATATAAATAGATATGTATTTTCCATGATAATTTAAGAAAACAAAAAAGCAGCTACTAATTTATTTTAGTAACTGCTTTTTGTTGTATGGATATTTTTTATTTATTAGTGACATATTAATATTAATACTAAATTTTTGTTTTTAATTGATAGTATTGAGTATTCATAGTATAATTATATATATTTTTATTTATTCTATTCTGAGGTGAGCTTTGTGTTTAGTACAGTAAAAAGAATATTAAGATCTAAACTTAATATCATCGAAAATTTTAATACTGAAGAAAAATGTAATCAAACTATAAATATAGATTTTGACAAAAAATTTGATGAAACTCAAAATAGAATTTCGTCTATACGTAATTCTATTCAAAATATAAAGCAATCGGGTGAATGATTTTCATTGAATCCTTTAATCCCAAAATATTTATATAGAATTCTTTATACACTTCATCAATAGCAGAAAACATATCACCAAATCCTATTTTATAAGATTCTTCACGAGAAACAGCTTCCTTTAAAGTACTTGTATATTTACCAAGTACTTTTATTTTTTGAGAGTATTTAAATCTTATTTCTTCTGTGGATTCTCTAAGATATTTATCATTTAAAGGAACAATACAATCTTCGCAAATTATAAACTTAGAAAAAGGAATAATGTTATTAGCAACATTAAATATTCTTTGAGTTTTTTTATGCTGAGCTATTATTCTATCACTAGCTTTTTTTATTTCATTTTGATGATTTTTATAAACACTTTTTTGAGCTGTATTAACTTCTTTATTTACTAATCTTTGAACTTCTTTATCCTGTTCTGCCAAAAACTCTATAAATTCATCATTATATATTTTTACTATATATTCTAAATCCCTAATAATAAAATTATTCTCTATTTCTGCATAATTTCCAATTTTAATTTCCATCAAATCCTTAATATCATTTCCTTCATGCAGATTTTTAACCAACATCTCGAATGCATTATCATGTAGAATTTTTTCAACAAGCTCCCTACCAGATTCTGTTTGAGTAAGAGTATTAGTTGTCGATGTAACTTCGCCATTTTCTGTAAGGCCTATTTGAAAAAGTGGAGCAAATCCTAACGTTGTTTTACTCGACTTGCTATTTGGTGAAATTCCTTCTGATTTACCAGTAGCTACCTCATCAGAAACTTCATTAATTATATTTTTTAATAATCCCCCATTTACTTGAGATAAATATGAATTAATCATATCTGTATCTAAATATACAAAATGTTTCATATATACTCCTCCTATCGATATTATTTTCCTTTTAATTTTAAAAATAATTATCTTTATTTGTCAATTCTAACTTCGTTTATTAAATATTATTTGATTTATAAATAAGTATAATTTTTTAATATAGACAACACTTTATCAAGTACTTCCTTAAAGTATATTTAAGAAAACAAAAAGCAGTTGCTAATTTATTTTAGTAACTGCTTTTTGTTTTTATTTATTTAATTCATCTCTTCTGTTTTTTATAAACTCTTCTAACTCTTCCAAATCTTCTAATGTAGCTTTATTTTTTATAAAACTTCTTGCAGATGATCTGCTTTTTAAATAGCTAGAATACTCTTTATTCTTTTCCTCCCATTTCTTATTTGCTATTGTTTGCTTTTTTAATTCTTTTGTCATATACTCCATTCTCCTAAATTATAATTTTATTATTAAATATGCTAATGCTATAATTACTAATATTTTGAAAACTATTTTAACAATTAATACTGGTACATTATTCTTCATATTGATTTTAAGTGATTAATATTGTATTATTTTAGCGAGGGGATTAATCCCCTCTATTGGTTGTTAGCTTTTATAAAATTATTTCTATAAGTTCTTTTATAATCGCTATTTTTATCATAAGCTTGATAACTATCGCAAGTAGTTTATCAAGCTTTTTTAGTTTTTTAATCACTTTTCCTCCCCCTCTCTACAATTATATTATACTACATGTAGTATAAATAGTCAATAGTTTTACATAAAAAAATAAGGCTAAAAGCAGATTTTATCTACCTTTAGCCTTTTATTTTATATAAAAATATATTATAATTTTATTTAGATATTTTTATGTTTAAATGGAAGCAGAAGAATTTTATTTCAAGTTTAAATTCTTTAAAAGACTTATATGGTGTGAACATATAAGTCTTTTTTATATGTAAAAAGCTAGGTACTTTCACATACCTAGCTTTAATTTCTAAATACAATTTAAATATTGTTCTCCTGCTCTGCTTCTACTTGCTACATATCTTCTTACTCCAGAAGTACTTACATAACTTATATAATAATATTTATTTGTTACATAAACACTATCATAGTTAATCTTTTCTCCCCTGTAATATGTAGCAACTGATGAACTTTCTGAATTAGGTTCATTTTTTACACCTAATGTATCTACTATAACTGTAGCTACTCCTGTTTCTAGATAACTTCTTTCTAATACTTCAGATTCACTATTAGATTTACTATAAATACTATTACCATTATCATCAAATACACTATATCCTTTGTTTTGATCTGCACATTTCTTAGCATTATTTAAATCACTAAATGCCCCCTTTTGACTTGTAGCATCACTCCATGATTTTCTTACTCTATATATTTGCTTTGCTGAAGTAGAATTATTTTGATCTCCTTGCATTGTTCCATTATATGCTTCTTTAACCATATTCATAAATCTATCCCACCCTAAATCTAAAGTTCTATGAGGACAATATTTACCACTATGCTTTTGATGTGTATAAACTCTATCAAATTCCCATCCAAATTCTTTTAATAATTTAGCTACTATTATAGCTGCATTCTTTTCAGCTTTAACAAATCTATCTCCACCACTTTTACTATAACAAATTTCTATAGCTATTGTTTTTCTATTTCCAAATCCATTACCTCCATCTCCTGCGTGCCAAGCATTTCTATTAAAATCTATTAATTGAATTACTTCAACATCATCTACTGCAATGTGGAAAGATACTTCATTGCTATTTGACTTCATATAACTTGCTTCATTTCTAGCTGATGCATCATTTGCAGTATTATGTACTGTTATACCTTCTGGTACCATACCATATGGGCATTTACACTCATATTTATTTTCATTTACCAATTCTTTTTTTATTTCCACTTTTAATTCCTTCTTTCATTAATTATTTTTTATAAAATTAAAAGGACACACTACTGTGCATCCTTATTTAAATCTTTTTTATTGCCTGCTTTAAGTTGTATTAACGCTTCTTGCAATTGCGCAGGGATAGTTAACCCCATACCAGCAGCATTTTCTAATAGACTTATAGCTTCGTTCGCTATATAAAAGTAACATACAACTGTTCTAAAAAGCCATGTTTCATTATTAATTAATCTATCTAATAATACTGCTACAATCAAAACAATTAATATCAAAGACTTTCTTGCAATACCTCTAAGTCCAATATCTGAACTAATTTCTTTTTTCATAAATGCTTTTATCACTCCTGTTACATAGTCTAATATCATAAATACAATTAAAATTGTTAGTGAATTATCCCATGTCCCAAATAACCACGCAATTGTTGTTCCTAGTATTGGGAGCAATAACTTGCTGTAATCTAATATTTTTTCCATTTAATAAATTCCTTTCTAGCTATATAAAAAAGGAGCTGCGCATTATAAAATTTTTAGTGCGACACCCCATTTATTTTACACAAATGTAATAATAACCAACTCTATCATCAACTTGTAACAATTGTAACTCTTCTAAATCATCTGATGTATTCATCTTGTCAAACAAAGCTGGATATTCCGTTTTAGATATAGCTTGTCCATTTACTCGTAACCATGTATTCATTCCATCTTCAAAACTATCTCCACAGTCATAAGCTAGTTGTTTCATTTCACCTATCATATTACGTGGGTACATTTGAGTAACATTTTCTAATTCAAATCTTGTAACCAATTCAGATGTAGTTTCATAGCAAATCTTATAAGGGAAGGATATATTCTCATTTGGATTTAATGTAGTTGTTTCAGTTGGACGTGTATTACTTGTCCATGCAACGTTAGAGCCTCCTTGTACACAAACAGCACCAACACCAGTTGACATTATCATAAAGCCAAAACCTATTCCACTTGTTCCTGAATCAATATCGAAATCGATTTTTACACATTTGCACCCTGCGATTTCTTCATCTACTACAGGATATTTCTTTGCTGTACCTAACTGAATAAGTCTTTTATTATTATTAAATGCGAATACATCTATAGATATTTGTTCCCCTACACTTGCACCTCTGACAGGTAGAAGTAAATGAGTAATTCTTTTGTTTCTGTCGGTATACACTTCATTAACAGGTGCAAAATACTTATTATGTTGATATGTTGCTAGATTACTATTGTTGTTGACATGACTATTGATATGTTTTCTAGTAAATAGTCTATGAACAGTTGGACTGTAATCATTAAAATTATTATGTTTTGTAAATGTATTATCTTGATTAGTTTTTATAATTGAGCTTGGGAACATGTTTTCATTAATCTTCCCATTTCCATCAAGCTTTACTATTTTGTTTGCTTGAGAAGATGTAACAGCGTCAGAATCATTTATCTTTTTGGCTATTTCTTGTTTAACAGTAACACTTTGTCCATTAGCATATTTAATATGTTCAGCTAGTACAGTTACATCACCATTTACAGGAGATCGACCATTAACTGTGCGAACTCCACCGTTTTGTTCTGGTGGTAATATGTCTGATGGCAATCTTCCATCTGCACCTATTCTTGGTATTTTATTAGGCTCATTCGCTACATCTGATAAATCTACTTTATTAGTTAATGAATTAAGACTAATGTTACTTCCTAATACAACAACTCTACCTATGTAATTGCTAGTATTTAAATTATTTATTGTACTTCCTACGTTTGGAAGTCTTTCTCCACCTGTTCCTATATTAACTCCAGGAGTTCCTTGTACTCTTCCCCAAAGCATACCATTTATACCAACTATCAAATAAACGTCCTGACTCCATTTTTTATCTATAGTTATATTAACAACTCTAGTAGCAGTAATTTTTTGTGGATAATTATTTTCTGTTACTGTGCCAGTTCCATTCTGTACAATATATTCTATAACTTGATTGTTATCACGCCTTACAACCCCAACATTCACACCACTTACTTTAGATCCTATCTCAAAAGCACTATTAACGGCAACAACTATTGAAGTAACATGTTGATTACTTTGTATAAATCTAACATTTGTTCCAGAGTATATACTATTACCATTTGCAATTCCTGTAGCATTAGGATTGTTATATGAGAACAATTCTCCATCAATATATCCATCTTGAAGAATTGTTTTACCAATTAAGATGTTATTTTTTGTTTTGCTTACACTATCATTTTTTATGTTGATAACTTCTGAAAAACTCATTCTTTCTGAAAATACTATCATTCTACCTGAATAGTGATAGTTTTGAATATCTAATACAGTACCTACGGCAGGAATAGTAGCACTTCCATATACATTAGCTCTATTTGGTGGAACATCTGTGTTCCATAGCATGTTAGTACAACCAATAACAAAATAAACTTCTTCATCAAATGATTTATTGATGTTTATATATGCAATCTTTTGAGCTTTAATAGTAGAATATTGATTTTGAAATACAGTAACTGTCCCATTTTGTACAATAGATTCTTTTACTTCATTATTGCTTCTTCTTATAGCTAGTGCAACAACATTAGTTACTGTGCTTCCCACAGCTAAATCATCTTTAACAGCTATAGCAATTTTACCAACTCTAATTCCAGCACTAATAGAAGTAGAAGGGATGCCGAAGCATCCTCCACTCTCTGCATTATACATTTGAGTATTTTTATTATTGAAAGAACTTAGTATTCCACCTTCAATGTAACCATCTTTGAAAATTGTTTCTCCAACAACATTGTTAGGCAATGTTTTACTAACATAATCATTAGCAATAGCTTCTATTTTTGCTTTAGCTTTTCGCCATAGATCTTGAGTAATATCTTTTAATTGTTCAAAATTTGCTATACTCATTTATGTTACCTCTCATTATACAAATAAATCTTTAATAGCTCTTACTTCTTGCTCTGTCATATATGTTGCTATTTTTACAGCTGTTCCTCCAGATGAGCCGAATGTAACTTTTATACCTTCAGTTCCTTCCTCTGCAACAGCGACTTCGATATTGCCAGCGTTATTTGGCCTACCTCCCTGGATAGTTTTCACATTGCTATTATTTGCTTCAACTAATGCGTCAATGGCATTTTCTACTGTTGCTCTATTAGTGCCAGAAATATCTTTTCCATAAGCAATATTGTTTGCTTTAAATGCCTCTGTTAAGTCTAAATCAGTTGTTTGATTGTCAGCTTTAGTTATTGTTAAGTGCTTTTTGTCGCTCTTTAATGTTATATTTGATATTTTCTTATTTAATTCAGCTTGTACATTTGGCAAATTAGCTAAATCTATAGATACATTTCCATTAGCTTCAGTTGGCAATACATTGTTTACACTTTTTACAGCCCCATTTCCTAGACTTAGCTCTAAAAATGAGTTATCAAAATTTGTATCCGTTTCATGTTTGCACATATAGGCTTTGTTTTTTTCTCCAGTTATTATGACGATATCTCCAAGTTGTAACTGGTTAGCGCCATTTCCTCTAAGAGCCAAAGCTGATGTTTTGGTGGCAGATGTTAAAACTCTATTAATAGCTAGTTCTGGTAACATATTAGTATTTAACTTACCATCTGCTCCTAACTTAACGACCTTGCCTTGTTGGCCTGTCCCACCAGTGTCAGTAGTATCTGATTTTAATACATACTTAGAGCCATCTGTTTGCACTTGATTTAACTTTAATGATAATGAACCAATACTTTCTCTACCATATAGGTACATAATAGCAGTGTTTCCCTGAGCGTTATAAGTCCAATCAATTTGCGAATTTGCCTCATCAGGTGGTTGGCTATTATTTAAATTTACAACATCATTTGCATACTTAGGGTCTATGTTCTGTGCAACTTCAACCCTATGAGTAGAACATTTTGCTATGAAGTAAGTTTCATTTTCAAATAATTCTTGTATAGGAATTATTACAAACTTCCTCGTTTCTGAACCTTCAACAATGGTATTAACTTCTAAGGATTTAGCTGGATATATAACCTTATTGACACTATCGCTTTGATACCCATTTGCACCTTTTGTTATTGCCCATACTTTCCATGTAGACGTAGGGCTATTGTTAGCATTATCAACATAAATTCTGATATGATCAACATAACCATCGACAAAAGCACTTGTGGTTAATTGTCTAAACCCTAAACTTCTATCTTGACTAGTGAAACCTAAATTAGAACCCATGTATTTATTGTTTGCTATAGCTACATTATCAGATGATACATCTTGTTTAAATTCAGCTTTTTCATCAATTGAAACTAAATTAGTTAATTGAACAGGTATAGATAAAGCATTATTGCCTGCATTAGTACCTGTTATTGTTTTTGTTGTAGGGTCATATGTAAGAGATTCGATATCTCTTGCTTTTGCTTTATTCCATAGGTCTCTAGCTATATCTTCAAGCTGACCATGTTTTACTATATTGTTTGACATTGATTTTCTCTCCTTTAATTAAATAAATTTTTAATATTTTGAACTTCTTGGTCCGTCATAAAGTTAATTGTCCCTCTAACCACACCAGAACTATCAAGAAATTCATACCTAGTCTCATCACTAGATACCTTAACGCTTGTTAAAGCATTAGTATTATTTCCTCCACCACCAACTCCCCCGTTATAGCATAGATACTCTAAATACTCCTCGATACGAGAGCCAGCATTAGGAAGCGAATTTAAATCTGTAGCTCTGCCAACGATATAATTTAAAAATTCCTCCGAACGAGAACCGATATAAGTTGGTAAATTTGCTAAATCTTTAGCCATTTAATCACCCCTTAATCAAAATTTTTACTATAGTTTTTCTATTTCGCAACATAAATCTATTCTCTATTAAATGTTATAAGAAAAAGAAACAGCTAAAAAACTACAACTTGATGATAATGTAACCTCAATATCGCCATTTGTTTTTAATCTTGCTTGTCCGTATGCTTGTACAGTATTCCCACCAGCGTTTAATCCAACACAAGGCACAACAATATTTGTTTTTGGTCGTATTGATGTATCTATATTTCCAATTACTGTTCCTGTGTTTATAGCACTATTATTAGTTCTAAAAGTTAATGAAATATTTTTATTTAACTTAGTACAATTTTTATCTTGAGTACCTATATTTAATGTAACAAGTTTGTTTATATCAACAGTTTCTTCTTGTTCGTTTGGATAATGAAATTCTTTGTTTTTATTAATACCACATATAGGGTAAAATGTAGGGTACTTCGTTGTATTTACTTCATATGCGGTAGCGTTATTATTTTTCCAGTTGTTTAATAGTAACAATTCCTTATTATAAAAAGTAGAATTACTTCTTATGCAAGTGCTATAGCCTATAAAATAACAGTTATTCAGTGTAACGTTTTGTATATTCGAATTTATATCAACTCCAATTTTATTTGCGATTACATTCCATTGAGAAAAAGCACAATTTCTAAATTCTATACACTGAACATAACCATTAACTGTATTGGGATTTCCTAAAACAACGTCAATAAGCCCAAGTCCACCTTCAATATTAACAGTGTCAAATGTTATATTTTTTGAATTGGCAGAGAATGAATTATCAATGAATATTTGGTTTGTTTTTGCCCCGCCAATGTGGCCACCATTCCAGTAAAATACAGCAGTCCCACAACCTATATATAAATTTATATTGTTAGCTCTTAATATACAATCTGTAAATGTGTTTGGAGTTCCTGGAATATTAAATTCTTCCATGTAAATCCCGTATTCACAATCTTGTATGTCAAGCATTATATGCTGAGAATACCACGAACCTGTTTCAAATAAACCGTATTTATGATTATTAATTTTTACATTTTCATATATAAAATTTCTGTTTATTTTATTATTAATACCTTTTCTAGTATCATCTTTAATCTTATCACTTGTTATTTGTATATTTTTTATAAAATACTCTTGAGGCCAGTCATAACCTTGACCTATTAATTTTATACTATCATTTGAATTTGATACATTTTTAAGTTTAGTATTGTTAGGATTTTCGCCTAAAATACTTACATTTGAGTATAAAGTTAATCCAGTATGACAGTAAGTACCTGCTGGGAAATATAACACTACTCCACTACTTTTATACTTTTCAATAGCGTTTTGAATGATAGTTGTATTATCAGTTGTTCCGTCATTTTTACAACCTAAATCAATTAGAACATTTATTTCTTTTATCTTATTCTCAATAGCATCCAATTCCGAATCAAAGTGATCTAGCCTAGCCTTTAAATTCTTATGAACAACATTTTTAGAATCTGTTCTAGAACTAATAACTTCATTATTCAATGCGTCATGAACTTCATCACCTCTATCTAGCCTTTTACTTAATGTACTAAATTGAGTACCATCTGCCTTCACTCTTGCCGCAACAACTTCTGCATTGCTATTACCCGCATTTATTATAAGTTGATTGAACTTGCCATCTAAGTTAGTTTGAGCAGTGCTTGTATTAACTTGTTCTTTGTTTATAAGTTCTATAGCATTAGCAATAGAGCCTCTTACTTCTCTCCCGTAAACCGCTTTTCTTATTTGTTCTAATTCTGTATTTATATTAGCCATTTGTGCCTCCTTTACGTTTGTAACGCAGTAATGTGAATATTAATTCCATTACCTTTCGCATCTATTTTTTTTGTAAAAATAATATTATCTAATATCTTTGTTTCATCTGCTTCCAAAACAAATTTAAAAGCTACACTGTCGAATTTTAGTGTCGCTTCTGCTTTTGCACTTGTATTATGCAGTATTATAGTTTTTACTATAGCTCCTTTAGAGTTAGAATATAGGTTTTCTTCTTGTGCAGACAATGTTTTATTAGCAAGTATTATGAACTCTTCCATTACCATACCCCCAACATACAACGTTTCTTTAATTTATCTATATTTTCAGTGTTAGTTGCTACTGTTTTTTCTAAGTCTGTTACTTTAACAGCAACTTCGGCAGTAGCTTTAATATTGTCTTGTAAGGCTTTATTTATATCAGCCACATTTACATTAGTATTATTAAGAATATTAATTGTATCATTTAATGATGTTACTGTTTTATCCAGTGTAACATTAACACTGTCTATTACTTGCACAGTAGAATTTACAGTATCCTGAACTTTATTAATATTTTTTTCATTCAAAATAGTTTTATTTTGAAATGATCTTAAAGTTTCAAACTTATCCCCTATTATCAGTTTAGAGTTTTGTGGCTCATTTATATCAACTGTTTTTTCAACTATTCTTAGTTCTTCATTTATACCCATTAAAGGATTTATAAACCTATGCACATTATAAATATCAAAACTTTCTATTTCTAAACCTATTGAATATAAATCTACTGCTGATATTTGATGTTTCACTAAGTTTCTATTAACTTCTTTTTGTTTTTCTTGTACTTTTCTTAATAAGTTTTCAGGCTTAGTTACATCATCATAGATAAATGTTTTCTCTATTAAGCCATATACTTTTATCGCTTCTTTATCATCAATATAATCTTTACCATTATTAAGACTTTTGAAATCTATTCTTTCTTCAGAATTTTCTTTCTTAGCACCATACCCTATAGCTCTTGTAGCAACTTGTGTCGGGTCTACTTCTCTTGTAAAAGATATTAAATTTTTTGACAATCTTATATCAACAGAACTTTTCTTACCTGCTTGTAATACATAATCTAAGTATCTTTTATTATTTTCATACCTTATAAGTATTTCTCCACCTAACCTATCCAAAAGATTATCTTTTATAGATTCAAATGTAGTTTGATCATAAGAAGTAAATCTATATATTTTGTCAATTACCTCAACTTTCCCAACTTCAAACCATTTATCTTCTGTAGTATGAGCGTTATGGTTATTTATAAGCATTTTTAAGAAATCTTCAACACTTATATCATGAAATTCTCCATGTCTTGTATTAGTATCATGCAAATATGCTAGTTCACTTTCACAAACTACTGTACTTTCAATTACTCCATCACTTCCCATAGAAGGGACTGGCATCAAAACTCTTCCTATAAATTCTATAGTATTATTTTTAGTGTTCAGTATTTCTATTAAAGTTTTAAATGGTCTTATTAAATTGAAACCAATATTATTCGGCTTAATTTTAAAAGTAAATTCATCAATAACATTAATACCTTTTTTAAGCGTTCCATTTATTTTAGGAACATTTTTTTCAGAGGATACAGCATGAATTATAGTATTAGCTTCAACATTTTTCAAAATAACTTGATACATTATATCACCTCTCTGTAATAGATGAATTCTATATTACCTTTACCGATTAATTTCACTTTATTCTCTCCACGATTAAGCATAAACCTCCAATCATGCCAAGTTCCTGGCATAAAGTCATATGTAACACCATTTTTTATAACTTTTATATTTCCATCACACTTAATTGTTGGAGTTTTTCTAATAGCACTATAATTATGTAAAATTACATCTAACTTCCCGTTGACAGTAAAACCAGTAGTAATAAAATAATCTAATTCAAAGTTGAACGGATCCCATAAGTCGTTTCCTTCAGGTTCATCATACATTCTGAACGGATAACAATCGAATTCTACTGTTATTCTCCCTGTTTGCCAAAAAATTTCTATAGGTGTTATGTTAATAGCTTTAGCTGTAAAATAACCATATTCATAATCTATGTATAACTTATTTTCTCCAGCTCCAAAAAGCCAGTCAGCTATATGCCCATATACAGAACTAAGACGGATTTGACTTAAAAATAGAATATCTGAATATTCAAAAGTTATATTTATAGTTCGATTATCATATGATATATCTCCATATAATTCAGTAAAATCATAGTAACCATTTTGATACGGTACAGCTGACTTTATTTGCCTTGGTGATGGATAACCAACTTCGACATTAACTAAATAAAGGTCAAAATCATCTAAAGATTTTTTATCATTAAAAATTATTTGACTTTTTTTCATTAGCCATTAAACCTCCCGTACAAACTTAAATTCCTTCCTTGTGCTATTTCTAAACTATTAGCAAGTTGCTCCCCATCTAGGTATGAATTAACATTAGCTTGCAATATAATACCTTTTAACCCTTCTGCAATAGATTGAGCAATAGTATCTTTTAACTGATTAAAGTCTATTTGTTGTGCTTGTTCATTAGCTTTTGTAGTATTTTGTGTGTTAATTCTGCCAACTACATTTGTTAATCCTTCAATACTTCTACTTTTTATAGTATCTGGTTGATAATATTGCCCTGATAAAGCTGGTGAAACATCATTATAATTAACATCAACATTAGCTTCTCTACCAAATAGGTTTTTAAAAGGATTTAAGTTAGATATAAAGTTTCCTATCTTACCACCTACATCACTAATCCACCCTAATAAAGTTGATAATTTATCAATTACCCATTGAATTGGACTTAAAACAGCGTTCATAGCATTAACTATAGCATTTTTAAATGTACTAAAAGCTGGGGCTACTACACTACTAACATTCCTAATAATATTAATAATTGCATTAAATATAGGTGCACCCATACCATTCCATACTGAAGAAATCGCTGAAACTACACTATTAAATAAGGATGAAATATTGTTGAATATAGGTTGGAATACTCCCCACATTCTTTGAACTATATCCATAATAAAAGTAAATACTGGCTTACCAATACTAGTCCATACTGCTGATATTGAATTAAATACTGCTGAAAATACTACCATCAAGCTATTCAGTATAGGTGATACATAGTTAATACATTCTGCTATTATTTCCCCGATTATTTGGAATAAAGGTTTAATTACAGTTTCATATATACTTTGACACGTTTGCCATAATTCTGAAAATGATTCTTTAAATTGTTCAAAATAAGGCTTACACGTTTCTATTAAACTATTTGTCGCTTCTTTGATGCCTTCCCAGTTTTCTTTTATTGCCATAGCTAAAGCGATAGCTATTGCTATAACTCCACCTATCGTTGCAATTACTGGTAGCATAGAACTAGCAAAGAAAGCCATCATTCCTCCTGCACTACCTATAGCAGTGCTGACAGCTCCAATGGTCGAAATAATTACCCCTAAATTACTTATTAACGTACCTATTATTACTAATAATGGCCCAATAGCTGCAACTACTCCACCAACAACCAATATAGTAGTTTGCATTTCAGTAGATAATCCAGCTAGAAAATCCATAAATTTTATAATACCATCAACAACTTTATTTATTATTGGCAATAATAAATCTCCAAACTGTTTTGCCACAGTTTCTACTTTGCTTGATAGATCAGCAAAAGTCCCTGCTGTGTTATCGCTCATTATTTGGTACATTTCTTCTACAGCACCATTACTATTTTTAATAGCTTCTTCTAAGTCTTGATAACTTTCATCAGTAGATTTAAGCATATTATTAAGAGCAGTAAGTTGTGTTTTGCCTCCTAATAGTGCTAAGGTCATATCTGATTGTTCATCAGTCATTTGTGAAGAACTTTCAATGACTTCGCCTAATACAGTAGATAAGCCCCTAAACTTTCCTTCACTATCGTAAACTTCTACTCCTAAAGTTTGCAATGCTCCTTGTGTTGTGCTAGTAGTCCCCATAAGGTTTATAAGTACAGATTGTAAAGAACGCCCAGCCTCTGAACCTTTAAGACCTGAATCAGCTAGAACACCTAGTATTTTTGCACTTTCCTCTAATGGAATATTTAATTTACTTAGCGTTCCCCCAACTTCTATGTAAGCTTCCATTAGTTCAGTACCAGAAGTGTTTGCATTCCTTGAAGTTTGAGCAATAACATCTAAGTAGTAACTAGCATCATCTGCTGACATTTGCAAAGCACTTAATGAATCCGTCATTAAATCAGCAGTAGTAGCCATATCACCACCAAAAGCAATATTAGCTTTCACTAAAGGTTCCATAGCTGCCAACATTTCATTTGTTTTATAACCAGCTAAAGCGAGGTAGTCATAACTCTGAGCAATCTCTGTCGCGCTGGCTGATTTAATATCTCTTCCTAATTGTTCTGCGTGTTTAGATAATATTTCTATATCTTCAGCAGTAGCCCCACTGGTAGATTGAACTTTACTCATAGCTTTTTCAAAGTCTATTGATACTTTTACTGCTCCAGTCAATGCTCCTACTATACCAACACTAGCAACTGACATTTTTTGACCTACTCCAGTTATCCCATCACCAGTTTTAGTGATACTGTTCCCTAAAGATTCAGCAGTAGCTCCAAACTTACTCCAATCAGCACCAGCTAAAGTTGTATTTAATTCCTTTATTTTTGCTTCAGTATTATTTATTTGAGTTTCCATATGGTGCATTGAGTTTGTTGCACTTTCAACTGCTCTTTGCTTAGTTGATAAAGTTTTTTCAGCAGCTTTTAATTCAGTTGCGAATATCTTTACTTCTTTAGAATTTTCTCCATAAACAGCACTAGCTGAAGCTAACTGGTTTCTTAATGATTTAACTTTTTCTTCTTGTGTTTCAAAGGCTGCATTTGCATCCTTTAATGTTGCTTTACTCTTTTCTAATTGTTTAGAATATGTATTTAATAAAGCTTTATTCTTTTCTAATTCAACAGCTATTTTATTAAATTTAGCTTCTTGTTCTTTTAAAACTTTAGTTAGTCCAGTACTTCCAGCTGCTGCTTTATCAAATTCACTTGTTAATTTTTGAGTTTCCTTTTTTATTGCAGTAACTTCACTTTTATAATTACTAGCTTTAAGTGATAAACTAACAACCAGTTTTTTCTCGGCCACGATTTCACCTCCTCGTCTATTTAATTACTCCTAACTTTTTCTTTTCAGTAGTTATAATTTTATTTCCTTCTCTTCTTTCATAGACTTCATACCCATTGGATTTATTGACTAAATTACCTTTTTTATTTTCCTTAACTTCTAAACTTTTACCAAAAAGATATAGTTGTTTAAAAAGAAATCTAGGGGAAGAATCCCAAAAGTTTTCATCATTCCATTTCAAGTGTTTCATAGAAATATAATATAAGTAATCTATATCTATATAGCCATCACTGGCTTTATCTACTTTTTTTCAGCTTCATTTGTTGCTTCAGGTAGGTTATTACCAAAGGCTTCAGCAATTATTGGAGTTAATGAACTAACTACTGAAATAGTATCGAATTCATCAAAAAATTTAACGCCAACTATTCTATTAGTATCTTTATATCTAATTAAAGAACCTAATAATTTAATAATTTGAGTTAAGTCCACAGTGCCATCTTTCTCACCATTTTTCATATTTTCATAAAAGCTTAATAAGCCCATTTTATTATGTCTTTGGAAGTGATCTATCGCATAATTATCTAATGTAGCAATAAACTCCTCCCCATTTATCTCTAATTCTACAATTGATTTTTTCTTTAAATGAATTACTTCCATAATTCTTCTCCCTTCAATTTCTTAATATAAAAAGAGGGCTTATGCCCTCTAAAATAAATTTATTATGGTAATACTACGTCTTTACCTTGAACGGCTGTAAAGAAGTTTTTCCAAGCAGTTAAAGCAGCTTGTTTCGCTCTATATTCTTCTTTTTCTGTTGCATTACCTGTTTGGTTTCCATCTGGCATTGCATCAATTTCTTTCTTATCCATAATAACATCAAATCTATTGTTATATACTAAAGCACTTGCAGAACCTTCATAAGTGAAAGTTTGTGCCGTTACTGAATCTGATACACTTTCATTAGTTTGCCCTGATCTTGCTAAGTTGCATTTATATATAACTCTTCTTCTTTCATTCCCGTCATCCATCATTATTGAGTATGCTATTGCAAATGTTGGTTGCGTTGTTCCTGTTAAGTTTATAGACATACCATCTTTATGAGCTTTTCCAGTTATTTTAGCATCTAAAGCTGGTGGTGTATCTGAAGAAACTTCAAGTGATAATCCTATTTTAGATAATAGTTTCGCACTTCTCTCTACTATATTATCTGCGTAATATTCGCTTTCTGCATACTCCTCTGTTGTTTCAAAAGATACTGCCCAAGGTAATGCAAATTTTGCAGTATTGTTATAAGTTAACTCCCCTGCATCATCTTTTTGCAATGGGAATAATGTAATATTACTAATTCCGACTTCTCTTGCCATTTTTTCATCTTCCTTTCATTTGTTTTTAAAATAAAAAAGACCTAACTTTTGCTAAATCTTTTAAAAAGTATTCGCTTTAAATTTCTTATAATTGAACGTTACTTGGTAGTAATCTGTCCCTTCGAATTGTATCGGTGTATTTATAGAAATTTTAGCAAATCCATTTTTATTCATAATTTTTTTAATTCTTTCAATAGTATCAAATACATCATCTTTAATGTATAAGTTTAAATAAATATCATATTCACTAGATTCTTCTACACAATCAGCAAAAGCACCATATAAATCATTTATTGTATATACTATACATGGGAAAACATCATGCGGCCTTTTTAAAGCTGCTGATATAATTCCTGTTTTATTTAAAATATTTTTAAGTTCTTTTCTCATTTTAAAACCTTATCTAATTCTATTTCTAACGCTTTTATTACAACATCACCCATTTTATCCTCTGCTTTTTTATAAGCTTTATCCATCCAACCAGTATGCTTACTTATCTTTTCTTTACTTCTCCAATGAGTAAATCCCCAATGTTGAAACCATACATTGTATTCATATAAGTTCGCTACACTTATATCGTTCTCTTATGAACTGCTCATAGTTTCCTATGAGATTAGACTATATCTTAAACACATAATAAAAAGAATGTTATGCAACATCCTTTTTATTATGTGTTTTTGCCTGTTTCCAACACCATTAGCTTGTGTTGTACGAGATTATTCTCTAGTCGTTACACCTTCCTATTTCTAGGCTTGGCTCGGTATTGCCATATTATTAAATAACTTAGGCTTCCACCGAATTAAAGCAATTTTCATTTATATATCACTATATAAAGGAGCTATTTCTAACCCACGACAAGCTTCCCAGTTCTTATCATCAATTCCCATTTGAGTCCACCAGTCATTTTTAAACTTCTTCGTACTTGTAATTCTTAATTTTTTAGCACTATCCCCACTATCTTTTGGAGCATATTTCTTTAAGTAAGGTAATCCAGCTTCAGCACCAGCTTTTACTGCATTTTTACCAACTTTATCCCCAACATTGCCAAGTATGTCCAAAGTATTAAATAAATCATCAAAACCTTTTGTTTCTAATGCCATTATTTTTTTAACTCTGCAACAATTTCAAGATATTTATTTTGGTCATCAATGTTATTTACATAAGTAATATTAAATATTTGATTATTATGCAAAATTCTATGGTTACTTGTTACTTCCTGACGTGGAAATCTAATATAAAACTTTTTATATATAGCACTGCCTGTTCCTTGCCCTTGTGTGTATTCTCTTCCTGATGTATTAATTACTTTAGCTCTTATATTAATAAAAGTAGTCCAGTTTTGTGTAGGAATATCATCACCGTTAGGCATTTCTATAAATTCTTGTATTTGTATTGGGAGTTTAAATTCTCCTGCATCTATATAAAATTTCATGTTTAATCCTTACAATAAGTTTACACTGTGCATATTTAATATAGATTCAGCCACTGGATTTAATGCTGTTTTTCCTGTATCGCTTGTAAATGACCTATTGTCATAAAGTTGACATATTATAGATAAATAAGCAATTGTTAAATCTTCTTTAGTTTGAAGTTCATCTTTTATCTTCAAACCTGTATAGTTAACTATAGTATGCAGAGCTGTAGCTTTTAAAACTTCGATAATTCTATCTTCTTCAAATGGAGCGTTAATATATTCTTTGATAAAATCGTTAGTAACTTCATTTATTTTCATAAAATCACCTTTAAATAAATAGGGCTGGAATAGTCCCCACCCTAAAGTATATATTAAGCAGTTACAACTAAAGCTGTTAATGCTTCCCCTAAAGCTCTCTTAGCATCTAATCTCATTGTACCCTTTACAGCTATACCATCTTGTACGAATTTATATTCTGATGATGCTTTGATAGTAAAGTTTTGTCTTAATCCTAAGATTAACGCCTTAGATAAATCACCAAAGAACGCTAAAGGTGTATGCTCTGCTGCTCCTGTGATATTTGTTATATAATCTGATATAACAACTGGTCTACCTAATAGTAATGCATGACTTCCAAAAGGTGTTTCATTGAATGAATTAGATAATAATGGTCTACCATTTGCATCTGTAGCAACTGCAAGCCTTGCAGCTAATTCTGTACCAATAACCCATGTTGCATTTTTTCTATATTTATTTGGTAACCCGTTATACATTGCTAGTATTTCCTTTAGCCCGATATCAGCTAAACCAGTTTTTTTAACTGATTGTTTTATAGCTCCACTTTCCATAGCTCCAGTACCTGAATTTACAAATGAATTTAATCCTTGTACTGTAGTCGCAGGATCTCCTTTTACTAATAATTCGTCTATAGTTAATCCAGCACCTTCTCCATATTGTTCTAATAATTCGCTCATTATGTTGTATCCTGTATCTGCTAAACATTCTTCTGAAATTATAGATATATTACCAAATTTATGAGCTGCTAATTGGATTGGCTCAAAATCTATATTCTTTTCAGCGTAATCAGCTAACTCTTTAACATTAGCAAACTTAGTTATTTTAGTCTTTTGTACTGGTATTTGATGTAATGCTGATCCAAAATTTTCTTTTCTAACATATCTGTATAGGTCAGATGTTTCAGTAGCTTTCTTTAATATAGCATTTGCAAAAGTAGTTTTAGCTATATTGTTTGTATTAGCGTTGACATTACCTTGGTTTTGTCCTACACCCATACCTCTAACTTCAAAGTTAGTTATATCTAATTCTTTTTCATTTTCAATAGCTTGTCTAATTTCTTTATTTTGTACTTCTAAAGATCTAGTTTCCACTTTATCTCCTTTTTCTACAATTGTTTTATCAAATTGTCTTTTAGCTTCTTCATCAGCTATAACTTTTTCAAGCCCTCTTATTTCCTTTTTAATTGCTTCTACTCTTTCATCTTCTGCATCAGTAAAAGCTCTTGTTTCTGTTTTAGCTTTTTCTAAAATTCCTTCCAGTTCATCTATCAAAGAATTTTTCTTTTCAATTAGTTTCTTCATATTGTTTTATCTCCTTGTCTTTATAAAATTTTGTGTATTAAAAAAAGCCGATAAATCTTTTTCTGATCCATCAGCTTTCTGTTCTGCATTAATTAATTCAATTTTAGTTTCGAAACTTCTTTCCTCTATAAGAGTTGCTTCTTCTCCTCTCATTTCTACGGAAGTCGCAATATATGCTGGAGGTACATCTAATATAGATACCTCATGTAATGTTATATCTTCTAAATATCTTCTATCTATACCAGTTTCATCTGTAACCCATCTATCTTTTAAAGCACTAAACCCAAATGACCAGCCTTTTAACTGTCCATTTTTAGCTTTTTCGATAATATCTGTATCTGTAATTTCGCATTTAGCATACAGTCCTATATTATCCTCTCTTAATTCTAAATTACCCTCTTTAGTTGATCCTAAAACTCTATCTTTTTTATGATTATGTAGTAAAAGGATATTATCAGCTCTTTCTATAGCTTTTGCGAATGTTCTTTCTTCTACAGTTTCTATAAATCTCCCTTTCGGTGACGACAAAACCCTGCTATCTCGTAAAACCACATTAACATACCCTTCAAGCAAAATAGAATTACTCCTTATTTCCACTTTCATCTTCAATATTCACCCCCTTTCCAGTATTGCTACTAATAACTTGTCCGGTATTTGGTGTATATATTTCCTGTGTTTCAGGATTATAAATAACATGACCTAAAGACATTTTTACTATGTCCATTCCTTCAATTGGATCTAAGTTCTCCTGATAGCGTACTTCATTAACTGTCATTATTCCTGATTCTATTGCCACTTTATAAGTATCAAATCTTTGTTTAACATTCCCTTTTAATAAATCCTTTGTATCAAACGCAAAGAAATAACCTTGTTCTTTTTCTGTTAATAATAATAAAGCCTTATTAAAAGCACTTTCTAACTGTTGCAATATAGGTATTATTGTAGACTTAATAAAGTTGTTGTATTGCTCTTGTGTAGCAGTTCCATTTAAAATATTTATTGGCACTTTAATAACATTAAGAATATCACCATCATTCTGTTTTCTAGTATCTAATATCTCCAGTTCTGTGGCTGTTTGGCTTAACTCGTGAAAGTCTAGTCCATCATTCAAAATTATTGCACTTGAACTCCTACCACCTTTACTGTTGTATAAATTACTCCATGCCTTTTTAAGCGTGTCCATAGCTTCCTGTGTCAGTTTTTTCGCTGACTTAACTACACCTCTTTTAATTCCACCTGCTGCAATATTATCATTAGCAAATGCCATAGTATTATATGTTAACTCTAACAAATTACTACTTTCATCTAATAACCCTTTTCCCTGTAGCCCATCTGTAGAATTTTGTGCTAATATTACAAAGTCATAAGGATTATATTCATTCCCAATAACTGATAATTTCCCATCTTTAAAGATTGGATCAACACCTTGTATAATTCCAACATTATTATTTTCTATATAATGCAGGGATTTAATTTTATTTCTTATTTTATTTATATAGATATATCCATTACCATATAGTAAATAATCCCTTAATAATGCCTGTTTCATTTGATAACTATTAAGCAGGTCGCCAGTTTCATCATTAAGTAAATTTATCCTGTAATCATCATCAATAGTATTTACTTTTCCATCAGTTTCCTTGTATAGTTTTATATCTAAACTCGAAACCAAATCAGCTATAAAACTAACCCCAGCCTTAACCATTGGTATTTGCATAGCCATATCTTTAGAAACTACTGTACTTTCGGAACTTTCTCCATTAATAACTTTAGTCAGTTCTTCTCTTTTAGAAATAGTAATAAACTCTCTATTCTCTTTATTTAAAAAGCTGAATAATCCCATTTATTCCTCACCTCCTTTCTAACAAGTTTGTACTGACCAATCACATTCATCACCAATTAATACATTTTGTTGTAATAAATAAAGAGCATTAACCATGGCCATAACCATATCAATTTTCCCTTTACTTTTCTTTTTATGAAGATATTTATTTAAGTTTGTATCTTCTGTCTGTACGCAATTAGTGAAGTTAATTTCCAACAACTTGTTTTCGTTGTATACGAATTTTTTGTTAAGAATACTTTCTTTTAACCATTTAATAGGACTATGTAAAATAGATGAATGTTGTCTTACTTCTATCATGTCAAAATGTTCTTTTAAATCTTCCCTGGTGCTATTCATATCTCTAAGATCATAACCTATTGATACTATTTTTACACCGTATTCTGCTTCTATAGATAAAATAAAATCCCTTACAAAGTTGTAAGAGATGGTGTCCTCACCACACGAAAAACAATTCCCCATTTCAATCTCTTTCATGTAGTTTACTTTTTCTTTATTAGATTTTTCTGTAACTCTTTCATCAGGAATGAAAGCCCAAGACTTAGCTAAAATCTTTTCTGTATCATAATCATAAGTAACCATAGAAACAGCAGTATTATCATCAGAACTAGCCAAGTCAATCCCAATGTAAACCTCTCTGTCAGTCCAATCTATTTCTTCATTACTTTTACACGCTTGTATCTGCTCTGAATTAATATATCCTTCAGTTCCTTGAGATTTATATTGAATATTGTTATGTTTGCAAAGGTAATTTTCTCTTTTACTCTCATATTCAATAGCTATAGTCCTCTTTTTAACTATTTCATTGAATATTGCTTCATTATTTACCGATACTGGATTAGATTGATATATAACATTATCATCTGTACGCCAATCTATTCTTATTTCTTCATCAGGCTCATATAATAATGCAAAATATCTTTTATTTTCTATCAGTCTATCTAGCGTTTTCTTAGAAATATCTATTTCAGTCAACATAACATTATTATCATTAGGATATTGAGTGCTAATAATAATCCCTAGCTTGTCCTTTAGAGTTATCTGTGATGACCTCATGGCTTCTAATGGGTAATCAGGTAATAAACCAGCTTCATCTATGTTAAATACTGCTGCTAACTTACCATCTAAGCTGTCATTAGAATAAGCTAGCGGTGTATAGTCATTTTCTGTAACATTACACCTAACAATATCATTGTTAATCTTAAATTTTCCCTTTAAAGCTGGGCTACACTTAATAATTTTATCTACTGCCAGTTTCAGTTCACATGATAGCTTATAATTCGGTGCTACACTAAAGAATCTACTAAATTCTGGCTCAATTATTAAACAAATAATAAATATTATTGCTGCTGTAAAGGTCTTAAAGTTCTTTCTTGAAATTTCTAATAAACCAGTTTCATAATATCTACTGTTATCCTCTCTATGCCTAGTACATAGAACTGCAATTATGAAAAACCATTGATAATCCTCTAAACTTTCACTCATTGGTAGCCTAGTATCAGGATGTACCATAAGACTAAGTATTGTACTTATTAAATCAAAATCAGAATCATCTATATAGGCTTCATCATCTAAATCTTCCACAATATCTATCCAATATTGGGCTTGTTTCTTTACATATCTACCTACTTTACCAGTTTCATCTAAAACACACCATTGAGCGTATTTATAAGCATTACTTTCTCTTATCATTTCTTTCTCTTAATGCTTTTAATAAAGGGTCTTCTTCTATCTGCTTGTTTTTTATATCCATAACAGATAATTTTGCTCTATCGCTAGGACTTAGCCCTAACCTTATACTATTCGACAAATACATGGTGTGATAATCTTTATATATGTTAACTGCTGGATTTTTATATAGTTTTCCATTCTCATCTAGGATAACTGCTCCATGCTTTTTTACTGCTTCATTAGCATCATTCATATTTATAATGCAATATACAGTAGCTTTTATTATTTCTATATCTAAATCATTCAGTATTGCAGCACTTTTAAGCTGATTAACTATGAAAATATATAATTCTTGTTCTCTTTCTGTTGTTAAATCTTCAGGGCATTGGTAGACTAAATCGCTAACACCCTTATATCTTTTTTCTGCTTCTTCCCTTGCTTCTTTTTCAGCTTTTGTAAGCTTTGAATCTCCACAAAGTGCTACTGGCTTAGCTGATCTAGCCATTTTACCAACTCCTTTCGATTAATTCCATTTTTGGGAAACTCCATTTCCGAATTTCAACGCAGATTGGGAGGGACGGTACTTTACAACCCTTCCTCCTTTTCCCTTTCCTTTAGATAGGGGGGACTATTTTATACCCATAGGTATATCCCTATCTCCTTTTCCCCATCTTTCTTTTAACACTCTTAATTCATTCTGTATCTTTTCTTTATCTTCTTTATACAGTTCATGTATTAACTTATGTTTATCATAACTTAAAGGTATTAAGTTACTCTCTTCATAAGCCAATGAATCATCTTCTAATATTTCTACTATATGATGAACACAGTCAGCTGCCACTGCTCTGCCTTCTGTATAGAAAGTATATAAACAAACATTCTGATAATCTTCTAGTATATCAGTCCTTAACTTTCTCCACTGACTACTGAAATATATATCACTGTCTACTCTATCTTCTTTCTTTTCTCTATCACGTTTCTTTTTAATGTTGCACATATAGTTATTCATATGTACTCTTCCACATACACTGCATGATATTAATCTCGCCATCTTATACACTCCTTTTTTACATAGAAAAAACACCTACATTTTACTGTAAGTGTTTCCTTAATTCTGAATCTTTAATATCAAACATTAATCTTCATATATATTTTTTACGAGGTATTCATGGTATCCTGCTAGAAATCTTATAATACTATTTTATACTATGTAATTATAATAATCTTATAGTTTTTATAAAATTTTTCTAAAGTTTTTCGCAAGTTTTTCTTTTTACTGCAAATACTTACTCATCTTTCTAAGTGCTTGTTCTTCTATTTGTTTTAATCTTGTATATGTTCTATTATATTTTATTTCTAGTAAACTGTATTTTCTTCTCTCTATTAATACAGTTTCTATTATATCTTTCTCTTCTTCTGTTAATACTGTTAAAGCGTTATGTATTCGTGCCAGTTCTCTTTCTTTTCTCTTCTTCATCTCTAGCAACTTATCTTTCTTCTCTGTATAATTTTCTGCTTGAATTTCTACTGTTGAAGTTATCTTATATGTATTGCTTGTCCTTTCTCCTGTTGGCTGTGCTGATACTCCTAGCATTTCTTCTTCTAATTCCTGTATTCTTAAATTTATGTCTACTATATCAGCTTTTAATTCTTTATATCCTTTTAACCTGTCTACTATCCTTTTCATAATTGCCCCCTATTTCTTCTAGTAAAAATTCTATTCTTTCTTCATCTTCTGTCCATCTTTTTAATACTGATAATTCTACTACTTGTTGATCATCATCATATGCAATTTTATTTAAGCTATCCAGTATTATTTTGCTGCAATTATCAACATCAGGAGTTTTCATTGGATATTCTAAACCTTCCCTTATTGCTGCTACTCTTTTCTTTGTATAACTTTTGGGTATTTTAAAATACATATATATAGTTGCTCTTACTGCCCCATTAAGATATTCCCCACACTGCTGCATATAACAATGTCTTACCATTTTTTCATAACTTACTGTATCATTTGGTGTAAAAGCTCTTCCTGTTTTAGTATTAAAGCGTGGTCTAGCTTTTGCCTTTATTTTACCTTCTACTACTATCATTTGTACCTCTAATCTGCAAGGAGCATAAGCTCCTTACACAAATTTATTTTATACACCTTTTAAATGCTCTTTATCAAAAGAAATTAATGTTCTCATACTTTCTTGATTAATACGTATATTTCTAATATATTCTTTACATATATCATATTCCATTGCAGCTATATCTCTTTTATATCTAAGCTCTGATAATCTTCCACGACTTATATCATGTATTAAGCTAACTGGCATTTTTTCATTTACTCTTAATTTTTCCTCTTCAATAGCTAATGCTTTTCTATAATCTCTTTCTGTTTCAACTTTTATATATGCCCTTTTTCTTAATTCAATAGTTAATTTATTAAGTTGTAGTTTTCCTTCTTCTAATAACTTAATTTTTTCTGCTATATCCATTATATGAACCAAATTCCTTTTATTAATTATGTACTTAGCTTTATATTCATAGATTCAACTTCTTCTATACGAATAGAAGGCAATATCTCACCTGTATAGCTATTAATTCCATCCTTGAATATTTGCTTTAATTTAACTTTATCTATCTCCTCTTTAACTCTAATTAATTCTTCATTATTAGAATCTCTTAAATATTTAATTAACTGCTTTTCATCTTCATATATCCATTTCTTAGCTTTTCTCAATGATATACTTCCATATGGTGTAGATACTTTAAACTTTTTATCTACTTTTTTATTTTCCATATAATAAACTCGTAGTAGATTTTCTAAATATATCTTATTTTCTGTTATATCTTGAGTTTCTTTATCAAACCATTTTTGTATATTATTTATTTCTTTATCCTTAATTGTTTCAAGCTCTAAACATTTCTCTTCAATTGCTTTTAATTTCTTTATTGCCCATGTTGCTTTTTCTAAGCTATCTATTAAAAACCCTTCTTCTATTTGTTCATGAAGCTGTTTTTCTCTTAACTCATTCATTTTCTATTCTCCTTTTCTATTATCCTTATATTAAAACGGCACATTCATATAATTTTCTCTGCATTTCAAGTGATCTATTAAATCCTCTTTAGCCTGTAATATTTCTTCTAAATCTTCTATTGTTTTTAATAAGTCATATTCTCTATCTTCCCACTCTGAATTAGTTTTATAGCCTACTAAATCATATATACTGTCTGCTATCTCTAAAGATTTATCTGTGCTTATTTTTACACTCGCTGGTAGTAATACATCATCAAACTTTAATGTCATAGTAGAATTAACTAAATTAACTTCTACTGGAACATCTATAATATTCTCTGTATAATCTAATTTAATTTTACTCATAATATAACTCTAATCTCCTAACTTTTATTCTTTTGATTTTTAACTGGTGCTTTAGTAAATACCCTTCCTTTTGATTTACTATTTATCGCCAGTCCGTCTATATTACCATTTTCATCATAAGTTATTTTTTCAACTATAAATCCATCAGTACATGAAAATTTTCCATTGTTTCCTGGAGATATTTTAGTATCTTCAGCTTTAATCCAAATGAATGGAGCTGTATATAATTCTCTACCAATCCCCCAGTTAAAACATGCTCTTTTAAAACTATCCGATGCTTGTCCCTTTTCTTTTTCTGCATATGATTCAGTTCCTACATCCTGCTTAGAAATCCATATTCCACTATTTTCATTATATATGCTTACTGTACAATAAAGTCTTTCTCCTATAAGTTGATGTCCTCTTTGCCAGTTCATAGGCCCTACAGTTTCATCTAATATATTCATATCACATCTAGCGTCTTTATACAGTAATAATGAAACACCTTTAGATGATACCGACGCAACTCTTACATCAATTTCATTCGCCCTAAGCTTTCTAAACTTAAAATTCATTATTTATTCTCCTTTATTAATATTGATTTTTACATGAGAATGAATACTTAAGACAATATTTCAATAGATATATCTTCAAACAGTTCTTTCCACGCTTCTTTCTCAATTCCATTAAATACATAAAACTTGACATTACATCTGTTTTTATATTCACTTACAACATCATACTCTTGCCCGATTTTAAACTCATTAAAAAGATTGGCTTGCCATATTTCCTTAGGTTGAAATCTTACTCTTTTTATAGGCTTCTTAGCTTTCTCTTTAGTTTCTATTACGGGAAGATCAAATATTGATACTTGACCTTCTAATACCGATACCATTAATCCCACTCCACCTCATCAATCTCAATTTCTTTTTCACATCTTGGACAATCTAATATGCTTCCTTCCCAATCTCCTGGATTATTAATTCCGATAAAATCTGTAAATATACAATACTCAATTTCTATATCCTCATTGCAATGAGGACACTCAAAGTTAACTTCAACTGGACGTTGAATTATTGTTAATGTAGCTGGAAGCATTTTTTCTCCATAGTTATAACACTTATTACAATGTCTTGCTTTACTATATCCACTTATATCGTTATATCTGCATTTTTCACAAATGCTTTTATCATGTATCATTTATTTTATTCTCCTTTCAATGTAAACAAATATATTCTATTACCACCCAAGCAACTCATTTTCTAATTCTTCATGTTCTTTCAATTCTTTATCTGAAAAATTATTTTTTCTACTCCTATTACTATTATTAGAAGTGTAATTAGACTTAGTGCTTTCAGCATTCATAGCTTTTGCTGGTTGCCAATCTTCTTTTATTGCTGTTATTAATGCTCCTACTACTGATTTAACATTTTTTAAATTCTTAACTATTTTCCATTTTTCTTTAACAACATCAACATCAACATTATTTTCAATACAATATTTCTTTATAGCTTGTACTTCTTTATTGGATAATCCATCTAATTTAAAATTCTTGTAGTTGTTGTTAATATTAATACTGTTATTATTAATACTGTTACTATTAATACTGTTATTATTACACCCCTCATTTTGAACGCTTTCAAATTGACTACTTTCAAAATGAACGCTTTCACTTTGAACGCTTTCAAATTGACTGGGTTCAAAAGTGGAATTTATAGAATATATATTTTTATCACGCCTATTGCCATTTCTTTGCTTTATTATTGTTATATATCCCCTATTAACAAGTTCTTTTCTAAACTTATAAAACCTTTTTTCGCTCATTTTTAATTCTGATATCATTAACTCTGCGGATGGAAAAGCAGTTGTTCCACTACCAGCAAAGCTACATATATAAGCATATATCGCTTTAGCTTCTACACTTAAATTTTTATCCCTCATAACAAACTTTGCTACTATTCCATAACCATTTTTATAAATTGAATTTTCACCTGCACTTAATACATTAACCATTTTTAAATTCTCCAATCGTATATCAAGTATTATTTTCCCTATTGTCTAAATATCTATTTGGTGATACAATTTTATTAGTATTATTGAGCATGTTATTATCAGTTTTATGAGTGACATTTCTTTCTGATAATAACTTTTCTTTTATATACTCAATAGTATCTAACCAATGAACACCATTTTTTGCTGAATGAAATTGTATTATATCTACAATTTCATTCATAATATTTTCTTCAATCATTCATAACACCTCTTAATCACTTCAACAGATGTATTTATTACTTCTAAAATCTTTTCATCATTGTATAAACATAACCCGCTATGATATTTAATATCATCTTTTATAACCCTAAGCACCTCTGTAAATTGTTTTTTTGATAACTCTCCATGTAACTGAACTATTTTATTTATTACCATAAATTCTCCTTTCTTAACACTCTCCAATGCTCTTTTACATATATCAATAAACTCTTTATTGCTTGTCCTAATACCTAATGTAATCCTTATAAGCTTTATTTCATTTTCAACTATACCCATAGTTTTTGAATATATAAAATCTGAATTGTTTTCTTTAATTTCTTTTAAATAATTTATCATCTATATTTTTTATCCTTTCTTGTTTATAATTAAATGCTATTTTTTATTTAGCATTTTCATCATCAAGTGGTAAATTCTCGTTATAGATAACCATTGGCCCATCATAACCTTCTGGAGCTTTGGTTGCTTTTACATTAATAGATTTAACTTCTAAACCTTCTCTTTCTGCAAATATCTTAATAAAAGTTTCAACTATTTTTTCTGCATGTCTTGCTTCAAATTTTGTACCCATGATACTTATCTCCTTAATTTAATATTTTTTATTTATACTTGGATTATGTTTTCTTATTATTACTCCTTCATCATCTTTAAAGAATTCTAATGAATCTCCATCTTTAAGATTTAATAATTCTCTTACCTCTACTGGTATTGCTACTCTTCGTAATTTATCCACTTTTCTAACTACTCCTAAACTTTTCATTCAAATTTCTCCTTTTTTTGATAATATTTTTATGGTAAAATATTCTTAAAAGGGAGGTGAAATTATATGGGTTATTATAAAACTGCTCAAATTTGTCTTAATGGACATGTAATAACAAGCGATATTAGTTTTAAATCTCAAAAATTTTGTTCAGAATGTGGTGAAGCAGCTATTTCAAGTTGTCCTCATTGCAACTCTATGATTAGAGGCAGGTATGAAGTTCCTGATGTAGTATTTATTACTGCTAATAAAACCCCTGCTCCATCTTATTGTTATAATTGTGGAAACCCATACCCTTGGACAGAATCTGCACTTGAATCAGCTAAAGAGTTATTAGCATTAGAAAATATACTTTCTCAAGATGAACTCGACTATTTCAACGAAAATATGACATCAATTACTGTAGATACTCCAAAGACAAAAGTTGTAGCTACTAAATTGAATATGTATATTAGTAAAGCAAGTTCTGTTGTTGGTTCAACACTAAAAGATATAATCGTTGAAATAGGTTCAGAAACCGCTAAGAAAATTATTCTTGGAGAGTAAACAATTTATATCCAGGACAAGTGTTAAATCCACAATTAAATGGTTTATTCCCTTTAACCCAACATTTTGGACATATATCATGCAATTTTTCTCCTGTGTTGGGATTAAAATTCATATCACACTGCTCTTGAACTGGTACTTCTTGAGCAGTTCTTTGTATAATTTCAACTACATCCGCAAAAAACTCTGTATCAGAATCTAAAAACGTAACTGATTCAAATTCTTCTGAGCACTCCTTTAATTCAATAGCTCTTTCTAAAATTTCTCTTTTATTCATTTCTATTCTCATCCAATCACATACTAAATGTTTCTTTTACTAATCTATCAATAATATAAGCTTGACCCTTACCAGTAACCCTTGTGGTTCTATAAGTAAACACTTTACCTTTAGCTTCTTTTGTGCCTTCATTAACTTCAAAATATCCTCTATCTATTCCACATTGTTTAGGTTCTGTTGAATTCTTAAATATAAATCCCCACTCTCTAAGTTTCCCCCATAATTTCTTTTCACCAATTATTACATCTGCTTTAGATGCAACCTTTGCAACTTCCCTAACTAATAGAGTATTCTCACTTGCTGCTAACTGATTAATAAACCTATTCTTTTGATTTAATTCTTCTGATATAACTTTTATCTCTTGATCCTTAGCTTTTAATAACTCATCTTTTTTATTCAAAGTATTTTGAGCTATCATTAATGCCCTAGCCATAATTGATGCTTCATCATCATTTTCATTTATAGGTATATAACCACCCGTTTTTCTTATACTTGGTAGCACTTCTGATGTTACCCATCTCTTAAACTGCTTAGCTTTTGGCATATCACTTCTAAGTATTAACGAATAAAATCCACTTTCATTTATTATCCAACTATCTTGTTTTCTTCCTAAGTTATCTATGATAGGATGTTTCGTCCTATCATCTTCATCAACATGTCTAGCTATTGCTTTATTAGGTTCGTTATATTCTAAAACTTCTGCTACATCTTTACCAACTAACCAGCCTTCACCATCAATTTCAACAACTCTTACTTCAAGTTCTAAATCTTTATTAATGAATAATTGAACTCCTTCTCTTCTTTTATGTTTTACTTTTTCCAATCTAAATCACTCCTATTGAATATTTTTAAATATGTAAGTTTCTTACTAAGACACTTTTTCGTTAAAAAAAATTTCCATTGCTTTTTCATTAGTTATTTCTAAAAATTTTATTAAAATAAATATCTCTGCTCTAGTAAATTCACTTTTCCCATACATCTTTCGATATAGCGCAGATTTACTTATTTCTAATCTAGATGCAATTTCTTTTATTGTCTTTCCTTTAAGTGCAATTTGAGATTTAAGTAAATTAATATCCATTTTCTCACCACCTTTTGTATCCTCTTGGGACACTTTAAGTATATAATGGTTTTTTTATAGTGTCAACCTTATTAAGACACTTTTTTGTATTTTTTTATTTTAAAGTTGCATTAAAGACACTTTTTGTAATATAATAACAGCAAGGAGATGAAATTAAACTATGGAAGTAAAAAATATAATACGTGAAAAAAGACTAGAGTTAGGCCTTACTTATGAAGAATTAGGTAAAATTGTTGGAGTTGGAAAAAGTACAGTTAGAAAATGGGAGACTGGAATGATAGAAAATATAAAAAGAGATAATATAGTAGCTTTAGCTAAAGCTTTAAATGTATCTCCAGCTTTAATAATGGGATGGGATATAGATAATACTAATGAAAAAAAACTACATAATCCTCTATCAGACAATGAGAAACAATTATTAGAAAGTTATAATTCATTAGATACTGAAGATAAATCTAAAGTTATTGATTATACTAACTTATTATCTTCTCAAGATAAATATAAAAAAGACATTAACGTTGTTTCTATTAATAAAAATGAAAAACAAATATGGGAAGGACCAGGTAAAGAGCATCTAATGCCATCTGCTGCCCATGCTAAAAAAGGTAATTTTTCAGAAGAAGATTATAAGCATGATATGGATATAATGAATGATGATGACTTCTGGAATGATTAAAAGGGTGATTTATGACATATGAAGAATTATTAAATGAAGCTACATCTTTAGGTATTAAAGTAAAAGAAGCTGAATTAAAAACAAATGATGGTTATTGTCATGGTAATCGTATTGCTATAAATAAAAAATTAGAAACTAGAAAAGAAAAACTTTGTGTTTTAGCTGAAGAGCTTGGTCATTATCATTTAACTGTTGGTAATATTTCTGATGAATCTAAAATAGAAAATGTAAAACAAGAATTAATTGCTCGTAGATGGAGCTATAGAAAATTAGCAGGATTAATTGATATTATTAATGCACATAAAAAAGGAGTTAGAGATAGATTTGAAATGGCTGAAGAATTAGGTGTTACAGATGAATTTTTAAATGAAGCAATTGATTATTACAAAAGTAAATACGGACAATATTACATTATTGACCGTTATATGATACGCTTTATCCCTAGTTTTGGTATATGTGAATTGTTTTAA